CGGCAGTTCCAAGATCAACCACAACATCTCATCCGCCCTCGGCGGGGAGTTCTAAGCCATGGCCTGGAAGAACGGGACACCACCGAACCGCTGGGCCAAGCGCCCCACGAGTGGCTTCGCTGAAGAGCTGGAGAATCTCCCAAAGCCGGAAGTGCTCGGCACGATCACGCCGGCGACCTATACCGGACTGGATGCCAAGACCACGTGGATTTCGCCCGACGGCACCGTGGTGGACCTTCGCCAACCGCCGCCGTGGTCCAAGGAAGTCCTGGGCAAAGGGCGCAGCGAATCGGACGCGCGCACGTTCGTGGATTGCCCCGACGAGTGGGCGCTGCGCTGGCGGAGTCAGGAAAGTATTGATCGGAACGGCTGGAACGGGTGGATGCCCGTCACCACCAGCAATCCGCTGGTGAAGCTCAAGGTGCCGCAGATGCGCGATGCGGCCAACAACATCCGCCGGGGGCTGAACGGCGACCTCCTCTGCTTCATGCCGCGCCACTGGTGGGACGCCAAAATCGACCAAAAGATGGAGCGGGCCGCGCTCAAGGCGCAGTCCGCGCGGGATCTGCAAGAGCGGTTCAGCGACGAGGCCAACCGCGGCAAGTTCGGACCTCATGTGCGCGGCGGCTGGTCTCCCAGCGACCGCGGGAAGTTCCCCACCCGTACCCAATTCGTCGCCAAGAGCGGCGAGCACGACTAAAGGAGGAGCCCATGCCCTGGTATCGCCCGGCAACAGACACACCCTTCGGATTCCGGCCCGATGACGAGCCGCTGCGCTGCTCCCGCTACCTCAAGGATGCCTCGGCCGCTGCGATCTATCCGGGCGACGTGGTGATCCTGGAGGCCGACGGAGGGCTCGCGGTGGCGTCCACCGGCAGCGTCAACATCGTCGGCGCGGCGCAGGCATACCACGCCGCCTCTACGCTCAACAACAACTTCATGGTGTTCGATCACCCCGATCAGCGGTTCATCGCCCAGGACGATGGCGATACCGGCATCATGACGGCCACCTCCGTGGGCGCTCGAGCCAACATCACGGTGACGACCGGCGACACCACCACGCTTCAGTCCCTTCATGAGATCGACTCGTCCACGGCGTTCACCACTGCGTCTCTGGCGCTGTCGATCCTGGCACTTCACCCACTGGAGAACCTCAGCTTCGCCACCACGACCGGGCAGCAGCGGAAGTGGGTGGTGGGCATCAACAACCACCTCTGGTCGGGCTACCAGCAGGTCGGGATCTAGCTCCCCGTTCATGACGACCTCTATGCCGAGTCTGGCGAGCCGCGCGGAAGTGATGCGGCGAGGCCCCGCAGGGGCGTGCAGCCGGATTCGCCACTCTAGGAGGAGTGGCAGATGAGACCCAGGAGCGATTAATGCCGGCGCGATGGACGGAAACGCAGATCGCGTTTGCGCGCGACAACTGGAAGACGATGCCGCGACCTGAGATCGCGGCTCGGCTAGGTAAGTCGCTCGATGCCGTTACGCACTATGCCTATCGGTATGGATGGTCTCAACGAGAACCAGCGCAAACATACGAGCATCTGACCTCTGAGGAACTGGCGTACATCGCCGGCATCATCGATGGCGAAGGCCACATTGAGATTGGATTAGGAAAGATTGGCGTCACGAAGCAGACGCGCCACGCGGTGTCTATCGTGGTCGCCAACACCCATTTCGGTCTCCTCGATTGGCTCAGGCGTCGGCTGCCGGGATCGTACATTCGCCCTCGCGTCCTCGTGAAGGCCAAGCCCCATTGGAAGCCCCAGTGGTATCTGCGCCTTCACCGACGCGGGTCGGTGCAATCGCTCCTGACCCAAGTGCTGCCGCATCTCATTGTGAAGCGCGAGCGCGCCCTTGAGGCGCTCGCCGCAATCGATGGGATTCGCAATCGGCAGTGGAGGTAGACTCCCATCGCCACGCTCAGATCGACACTCCCGGATTTGTATTTGTCCCGGCTCGCATTCCTCGAAGACGTGCTCTTCGACGAGTTCCCGATCGAGGATCAGATCAGCGAGCGGCTCCTGAAGGTCCGCGACATCGGCAACAAGCCCTTCGTGACCACCACGACCGTCGGCAGTTTCGGCATCGTGCCGATCAAGCAGGAAGGGGCCAACGTCACCTACGAGGATCTGGCGCAGGGCTTCGACAAGACATACACCCCCGACACCTACGAGCTCGGTTTCCGGGCGTCCAAGGAGGCGCTGGACGACGAGCAGGAAGAGGTGGTGTCGGAGGCCGCGCGCGCGCTCGGCTCCTCGGGCCGCTACTCGGTCGAGGTGGACTGCGCCGGGCTTTTCAACAACATCACCAGCACCACGGGCTCCCCCGACGGCGTGGCCCTGTTCTCGACGGCTCACCCGCTCATCTCCGGCGGAACCGAGCAGAACGCCCTCACCACGCCGGCGGACCTTTCGACCAACGCGCTCAGGACCGCGCTCAACGACTGGGCCGACACCGTGGACGACGCCGGCAAGCTGCTGCACATCCGGCCCAAGGTGCTGCTTGTGCCCTACGAGCTGAAGTGGCAGGCCGACGAGCTCATCAACTCGGTGGACCGCTCCGACACCAGCGACCGCGCGAAGAACGCCTTCAAGCAGGACGGGCTCACGGTCGTGGCGTGGCCGTACCTGACGGATGCGGATGCGTGGTTCCTCCTGGCCGAGCCCAGCGAGCATAACGTCAGGAAGTACTGGCGGGAGCGGCCGAACGTGATGCACGACTGGGATTTCGAGTCCAGCAGCATGAAGGTGAAGATCCGGTTCCGGTTCATCCGGGGGTGGAGCGATTTTCGGGGAGTTTTCGGTACTGCAGGGGGATAGCAACGAGCGGCTCACAAATCACGCTTCAGTCCGCGTGCGGCAGCGGGGTCTCTCGGCCCCGCTAACCGACAAGTCAAAAGGAGCCACGAATGTCACGAGGCGGTGGGCAAGGCCCCACACGGGGCGGCTACTACGCGATCTCGTTCTCGACGCAACTCGTCGCAACGACCGCCAGCTCTGCCGGCATGGTGCTGGGCAACTGGACCGTGCCCACCGGGGCGCGGTATCACATCGTCAACGCGCAGGCGTACTCGGAGTGGTCCGGCAGTAGCGGCGGGGCGACGCATGTCGGCCGCGTCAACGTGTTTGTCGATACGACGAGCGCGCTGTCGTCGGAGATCTCGCTCGCCACGGATGCGGTCACGCAGGGCACGCTCACCTCGGCCTACGTCACGGCGGAATCGGCGTCGGTCATCGAAGCGACCGCCGCGGCGGGCTTCGGCATCGGGTCGGCGGCCAGCAGCGCGCAGCATGTCCAGGTCATCATCCTGGGCTTTCTCAGCCAGCATCCGAACAGCACCAACACCAACTTCGGCACGTTCGATCCGACGAGTCAGCCGGCGTTCGGGCCGTAAACGTAATCCTGATCGGGGCGGGGGTGCCCGTGGCCTCCGCCACGTGAGGCTCTATGGCCACGACCTTCAGTACGATCTACACCGCGGTCATGAACCGGGCGCGGCTCCCCACGTCCGATTCGACGCAGCTCACCCGCGTGAAGCAGATCGTCAACGATGTGTACAAGGCCACGCTGCTGGTCGAAGACTGGTACTGGACGATCAAGCGATACGTCGTCAACACGGCGTCAGATTTCAACCACGGGACGGTGACCATCGTGTCGGGGTCCACGACCTTCACGATGTCGAACATCGCGACGGCGCTCGGCAGCTTCGTGGGCCGGAAGATGCACGTCCCGGCGGGGACGCCGGATACGCTGGCGTTCTACCGGATCGCGACGCACACGGCGAGCCTGTCGACCGGGCTCTTCGACGCGGCCTTCACGTCTGATTCGGTGAGCGCGTCAGCGTTCCACGTCTACCAGGACGAGTACGACCTCCCGACTGATTTCCTGTCCTTCGTGGACATGCAGCGATTCGGCTATCAGTTGCCGGCGAGGCCCGTTGGCCCGGCCGACATGCTGGCCCTCAAGGGATCGGACACGACGGTGGGGCGTCCCCAGCGCTACACGGTGCTCGACTACGACACCACGGGGGATTCCACGACCCAGCGGCAACTGTGGGTCCACCCCTACCCAGACAAGACGTATCGGCTGGAGGTGTATTACCGCCGGCAGGCGACGGACCTGGTGGCCGATTCGGATGCGCCCGCGATGCCGGAAGAGTTCCGGCACGTACT